TGTAATTAATTCCTTGAACATCGAAATTAACTGATACTTTACAATTTTTTTTCGTGTAATAATTAACCACATCTTCAACCGCATCTTGTAAGCTTTTTCCAAAAAGGCACCAGATGATAGCTTCAATTAAGGAGCTTTTTCCCGCCCCGTTAACCGCAGAAATTAATTTTATACCAACATGATTTAATTCAACCGTTTGTTCGTAATCTCCGTAGCTTTTAAAATTCTTGAGAACCAGAGAATTAAAAATCATGATACCTCACTAACAATAGTTTCAAATTTAGAAATCAATTTCTTATTATCTATATTTTCTAATTTCAATTCATTTAAGTATTGTTTGATAATTGTGGTAATACTTCCAATGCTATCAACTTTTATATCAATCAATTTATTGTCATCTTCATTTTGAATAAATTGTGGACGTACTTCCAAAGCACCTTTGCCATAAAGTATATGACGAAGTTTTACAAAGTTTTCTGTTTTTTTGTTTATTTTAACTGATACAAATTTGTTCTTATAATCATACTTGTCAAAATCTTCTATGTTGATTGTCAAATGTGTTGGAGCATTAATGTAAGGAATAAATTTATAATCACTTCCATTTATCACGATGAAACCTTTTTCTTGACCTTCTTCTCCAAAGTTTTTTTCATAAGGAGACCCCGCATAAACGATATTACCTTTTTCTTGATGTCTATGAAAATGTCCTGAAGCCACAAGTTTATAATTTGAGAAATCACTTGGAGCAAATCCATCATCAGTATTTAAAAATCCATTATCAAAACAAAAATCAGTGATGGCAAGATGTGTTAATAAAACTTCACTTGTATTCTGTATTTTAGATTTGTCTTTAGTATAAGAAAGTAAGTCATATAAATTTCCATCAATAGTTAAAAAGGCTTTATCTTTTATTACCATACCAAAAGGAGAAAAAGTTTCCACTATACTATCGTTGTTATCTGTGAAAATATCATGGTTGCCTAATATGAAATAAAGTTTCAATCCTTTATGTTTCATTTCCATAAATTTCAAAAATAAAGGAACAAAAGCTTCATTGTGTATTTTGGTTGCTTTTTCAAATACATCACCAGATATAACTACATCTTTTATTCCATTTTCTTCACAATATTCTATTATATGATCCAAATAATTTATAGTAATAGACACCCATATTCCCTTTTCTATATGGAAATCACCTGTAAATATTAGTGCCATTGTTTTTATCACCTTTGTTTAAAATTTTAAATATGCAATTATCCCAATCATAAAGCAAACAGCATTTTCCTTTTACTAAATGTTGTATTTTTTTATTGATACACTTTATGTTTTTTTTGTAAATACAAATCATTTATTACTTCTTTTTAAAAGTCATTGCCAGCATTACTGGCATATATTTTTCTCTATATTCTATTAATTCAATGCAATCAATATGATATTGATTTGCTTCAATATTAAAACCTTCTTGGGTTCCATTAATTCCTATAAGAGTTACTGGTTTATCATCAGAAGTCCCACAAATGGGGCATTTAAAATTTTCTAAATTAGGATGTTCAAACACTCTCATGCGCTTACCCCTTTTATAAAATCATTTAAACAACTTAATTTCCACATGGTGAATTTATCCAATGCCGCTTCGTAAGAGGAAGTGTCAGTAGTCATATAACCATATTCTTGCCCATACATAAATGCCACGTCAATAATATCTTCAAGTTCTTCTACAGTCATTTAGGTCTTCCTTCAGTATCCCTTTTTACGGGTAGATAGTTGCTATTGGCTGTTGATAATGATTTATCAAACAAACATAATTCTATTGATCCATTCATCATTTCGTCAATGGAGATGACACGAGTGCTTTCTCCTTCATCTCCTTTATAATGTATCAATAATGCAGTTGAAGATAATTGTTTGATTACTTTAGCAAACTTTCCATTAGCTAATTTTACTTTCGTCCCTATCATTTTTTAAATCCTTGTATTTAAGTAACAGTGCCCTTAACTCGTCTGAACATATAATAATTCCATTATCACTTTTACTATGTGGGTTTAAAGTAACAAACTTGTGAAAAATCGCAATAACCTCATCGATTATTTTACCTCTTTCATCTGGCTCCATTATCCACCACCTCATAGGTTTCTTCGAAGATGTCTTTTCGACAAGGATAAAATTCACCCCTTACACCCTTAATAATGTAATCACCTTTCATTCCTTTATGAGTTCCTTCAAGAGTGGGAATGATTATAAATTCACCATCTTCAGAAAAATTAAAATTTCCATCCTTGATCCAAGCTTCAGGAATACCAGATTCAATACTTCCTCCTGCAAATTGATGCACTTCAATTACTACAGGTTTTTTCATTGCCTTCATACAATACCACCTTTATTTTTTTATTGCTTTGATTTGCTAACATAATCGTGTTTTTTGTCCCAGGACTTCTTCCATCATAAAATGCAATTAATTCATCAGAGTAATCAACGATTTTTCTATTTCTAATCATTCCGGAAGCTTTGGCATATCTATCCCATTCAGCTACAAAAACCACACATTTTAACCCATTTTCCAAGGCGTATTTTTCAGCTAAACTATCAGCACCTTTGGAACCTCCGGAAGCTATGATTAGCGTATCGGTTTGTTTTTTTATTTCATCCAGTTTTTCTTTCATCAAAGAATAATCACTGAAATTACGACTGCCAACCACACCCAATTTCAATTCTTTCATATTTTTATTGTAGCTTTTTTATATAATTTAGTGAACTACTCCTCGGCTAAAGACCGAGGGGCTTCCTGCTTCATCGAAGCTACTTGATAACTACTTTCTTCATTATCAGCGGTAGTTTTCTCCACAGGCTTAATATCGGGTTGTCCCAACCCTAATTCTTTTAAACCATAATTTCTTAGGTTAATGCCAGCATTGTGATCTCTATTGTGCTTTCTACCACAATTAGGGCATTCCCATTCTCTTTCTTGTAGCAACAAGTCTTTCTTGAACCCACAAAGCGAGCAAGTTTTAGAAGAAGCAAACCACTTGTCTGCTTCTATAAAAATTCTGTTGTTCCAAAGAGCTTTGTATTTTAGTTGGGCAACAAAATGAGAATAGCCTAAATCCATAACTGATTTGCCCAACTTTAAGGCTTGGCTCATTCCTTTCAAGGAAAGATTTTCTACTACTACAACATCATTTTCTCGTATAAGTTTAGTACTCAATTTTTGAGTAAAATCTCTACGAGAATTGGCTATCTCCTCGTGAATTTTATTAACTCTCAATTGTGCTTTTTTTCTATTATTAGAGCCCAACTTTTTTTTGCTAACCTTTTTTTGTAATCTGCTTAATTCTTTTTCATGTTTCCTATATAACCTTTCATAAGCAGGACTGTTCCCGCTACTATCAACAAAAAACTTTTCAAGAGACATATCAAGACCTACAACTTTTAAATTGTCATTTAGTTCTATCCCATCTAATTCGAGCTCTTGCTCATATAAAATAGAAACAAAAAATTTACCAGTTTTAGTCCTTGAAATAGTAGCTTGCTTGATACTCCCGTTAAATACTAACCTACTATCTCTAAAACAAACAAGCCCTAATTTAGGAAGTTTAACTTTTCTTTTTTCTATTATAACATCTATATTATTGTTTGTCAAGTACTCTCTATAACTATTTTTTTGCCCCTTCTTTTTAAACTTAGGAAAACCAACTTTTTGGCCTTTTTTTACTTTTTTTAATGAAGCATAAAAATTAGAATAAGCTGTTTGTAAATCTAATCTAGCTGATTGTATAACAAATTTAGAAACTTCCTTCATCCAAGGATATTCTTTTTTTAATTCAACTTCATTTTTATATTTATAATCAAAAAGAGCTCGTCTATCATCTTTAAGTTTTTCATATACTTCTATTCTCTCGGCGAGCATATTATTAAAAGCAAACCGAGCACAACCAAAAGATTTTATAATTAATTCTTGTTGCTTTTTGTTTGGGTAAATTCTTATTTTTAAAGTTCTGTATATTGTTCCCATATACTTACCTTTACACCTTGAACAAAATACTCATTCTGTTCAAAACCTAACCACGAAACTAAAGATTTCGTGGCTTGCAGTTTTGATTTTAGTCAAGTGAAATGTCAAGCAAATAGCCTAATGGAACTATATCTATTAATTGATATTTTTTAATAAGAGTAATGTCTATTTTTCTTTTTATACATTTTTTTATAGGTAGAGGATACATGTTTTTCAAACTCCAACATTTTTTGAATTCATTGTTTATGCCATTATAATGATAATAAGCTTTTGGTATGATCAAAGCTATACCCCATGTTCCATAATTGTTCCAAGTCATTGTATCATCAAACAATAATTCTAAATGATTTTTTAAATCTTGTAAAGTAAATCCTAAAACTTTTTCCCATACCAAACCAGATTTGTTCTGTCTGATAGATCTGATAATGGATTGCTTTATATATAAATCAATTTTTTTAGCGCCAATGGATTTAGTATGCCCAATTTTTCTACATTTCTTGCAAATTGAATATCGCCCCGATTTAGCTCGGTTGTCAGTGTGAAACATTATTTCATCTTTCAACTCATTACATTGATTACATTTCAACATATTTTTGTTAGTTTATTATTCATTTATTTCTATATATGATTTATGAAAAAAGGTAATTAAGTATTCAAGGAGAAAATTATGTCTTTAGCATTATCTAGTAGTCAATCTAGCGTTTTGGAACCCATGAGGAAGAATCGTTTTGTTATACAATTCAAATCTATTCCTGGTGGCGGTAGCAGAGACAATCTTGCATTTGTTGTTAAAAACACCAATGCGCCGGTGATTACTTACACTGCGAAAGAGTATGATCGGATTAATGAAAAATTCTATATTGCTGGTAAACCAGTATGGAATGAGTTGACCATTGGCTTTTATGATTTTATCCAAGGAACAGATTCTGCTGCTTCCATTATGGATAATTGGTCTCGGTCTATTTATAATCCAATCACTGGACAGATGTTTTTTAAGAAACAATATTCAACTTCCGCTACATTAGCGCAGCTTGATCCTGCTGGTGGTGTTGTTCGCACATGGAATTATTTCTATATTTGGCCAACAACTATCACTTATGGTGAAGGTTTGGATTCTTCTTCAGATGATTTTTGCGAAGTAACTTGTGTATTTAGATACGACCTTGCCGTGAAGGGAACCGATGTAGATACGACTCCTTCTTAATACGGATAGCAAAATATTGTTAAAAAGGAACCAATATGGTTCCTTTTTCACTTAACGATTAATTCCCATTTATCAAGTCCGCAATCCCAAATTCTATCCCACCCATTATCTAGCATATTTTCATATTCAGTTTTTTCTTCATCAAAAAATTCAAGTTTATTTTTTATATCTTCTTTTTTAAAATTTGATTTATGAAATCTTTCTGGTTTATTATGAACATACCAATAATTTGGAGAGGTTGAATACAAAAAAGTAAATCCTATTGTAGAATACAAATTCCCAAAGCTCCATCTTTTATCGGAAAAACTTATTATCGAATTTGGTTTAAAATCAATAATAAATCTTTTAATGAATTTAGAAGCCAACCCAACTATACTTCCATAAGTAGCAAATCTACTTAGTTCCCAAACTCCAATTGGATTTTCTTTTGATATTCTTGGCTTAGAAAAAGTAATAACTCCTATTAAGTTTTTATCTATAAAAGCTCCATAATTTATAGAACTTATATTTTGCCCTTGAAGATGATATTTATTTAAAAAATCATTTTTTTGTATTGCACTTATTTGTATTATAGAAGTTTTTCTTGCATAATTTTTGTATTCAGCAATGCCAAGTATGCTTTTTATTCTATTTTTTACTATATCTTTTTTATTAATCCATTCATCCTCAAAAATATGGTATAAATTTATTCCCGCAGTTTTAGCTTGTTTTGTTTTATTTAAATGATAATTATTATTAAATCCTCTTTTTTCCAATTCTATTTGTGAATGCCAGTATACTCCATTATACTCAAATCCAATATTTAATGTTTTAATATAAATATCTATATGTTTTTTATCCTGCATAATATATTTACAAGTTTCAAATCCCAAAGAATTTATAAATTCCTTAACTTCATTCTCTTGCTTTGATATAGAAGATATATAATGTTTATAACAACCGTTTGTTACAAACAAATGTCTAATACTTTGTAATTCAAATACTTCTCCACAATGACATTTTATTTTTATAGGTAATTTTATTTTAGTAAACAATGTATCATTTGGATATTCATCTAACAGTAGCATTTCTTTACTTATTAAATAGCTTTTAAAATCAAGAATTGTTCTTGAACCTTTATTTATAAAGGCTTTTTCATATTTTTCACCGTATTTTTTTAATAGAGTTGCTTTTGTTTTTTCTTTAACCTCACAGTTATTCATAGCAACTTCTGTTCCATATTTTACTAAATTAGTTGCTTTTATTTTTTCAAAATTATTTTTATTTCCATACTTTTCCAACTTGGCGCTTATTGATTTATCAAGCAATTCTTTTGATGAACCCGGATTGGCCACACCATATTTTTCAATCATCCCTTTTTCTTTTACTTGCTTGTTTTTTAATATATTGGAAACTCCATAGTTTTTTAATGAAGTTGTTTCTTTTTTTTGTTTAATGACAGGATTTTGTGAGGGATTATCATAACCAGTTTTTTCTTTATATCTTTTTGCTTTTAATTCTTCAGCTGTGAGAAATGAATTTTCTGTCAATGGATTTTCAAAAAAAGAAACTCTTCTTCTTCCTTCTTTACCAGAAGGTGAAATAAAATGAATATAATAAGTTTTCTTTATTTTTGGAATAAAAAAACCATCTTTAATATATTCTTCATATTTAAAAAAATTACCGCCATTATCTTCTACTTTAATTATATTCATTAATTCGTTTTCTATCCCTTAAAAAAACAGCACCATTTGAGGTGCTGTTTTTAATTCATTTGATAATAGTAATTTTTTTCTTTTGAGCTTCTTCTCTTGCTGGAATTTTAACAGTTAAAATTCCATTAGCTAATGTTGCTTCAACATTATCCTGCAAATATTTGTCACTTGGAACATAATATTTGAAATTAACATCTTGTTTTCTAATGCCTTTATGAATAACTTTCACAGAAGAAGTTTTTGTAGCATCCTCTGCTTTGCTTTCCAGTTTAAGAATTAGATAATCGCCAGAAAAATTGATATCCAATTCTTCTTCAGTGTAACCTGCTACAGCAAAATCAAAGACCATGTTTTTATTGTCTTTATTTATGCTTACATCAACAGGTGGAAATGAAGGAACATTATAAGTCCCCCTCATATCTGCTTCGACAAAAACAGGAAAGTTATTCCATATTCCGTTAAAGAAGTCCACCAGATCCAACACATTTCCATAGCTACCCATATATTCCTCCTGAGAAACTAACATTCCTTTTCTTTAAAAAGCAAATGAAGTTCTCTTAGATATCTACATTATATCAATTTTCTAAAACTTTGTCAAGTGTTTTCGTTAAACTTTAGGTTTATTGGCATAACCACCAAGCGGCATAATTTTTCCATTATGCTCTTGCTTTATTTGTGGCATTGTTTGAGGTGTAACCGCTTCTTGTTCGCCCACGCTATTAATAGTAAATGTTTTAGTTTCTTTCGGGTTTTCATCTGAGGTCACAAAAAATCTAACTTGACTACCATCTATATTAATTTTTATGTCTGCAATACGTTCGTCATCGGGAAGAATTTTATTTAACCATCCAGAAGAATTTAATTGTTGAATTAAACTTCCAATTACAGAAGCAGCTTGCTCTGGCGTAAAACCTTTGATTATTAATTTTTTCTTTATATCAGCTGCAAGTCTACCACGATCTTCTTTTCCTTTTAGTTCTTCTTCGCCACCAGCTTCTTCATTAACAAAATCTAGCGCTTCTTGTAATTTCATATTTAATCTCCATATCCAAATAATTTCTCTAAAGCATTTATACCATTAGCATCTCTTAACTTTTCAACTTCATTCTTGCCAGCAGTATTCAAAGCACCTGCTGCAGTCATTAATCCTTTTTTGATTAGACTTTCTTTAATTTCCTGTAATTTAGTATTTATTTTATATCGTTTAAAATATTCTGCTCGATAAGAAGATATATATCCTTTAGTAATAAGTAACATTTTCTTTTCGTCATCACTTAAATCGCTATTTTTATTTTCTATTTGTTTTGGCATTTGATTAGGATGCGCATAAAGTATGGCGACATGTGGTGGTGTATGTGTAACTAAAAGCATATTAGGAGTTCCAGCTCCCATTGTATCATACAATCTAGTTTCTGTTCCACGGTTCATGGCCACTACTTGTTCCATAGTTTCTATATTTTTTTCTTTTACTTGCCCGTTCACATAGAAATACATATTCATAACATCATGATCAGCATATTTATGGAGACTTGGTTTTTCAGTTACTTCTACTTTAATAGTTTGTAATCCCCAGCCTTTTTCTTTTAGTACATTTTTTACCCAATCAGGAGCTTGTTTAGTAGGCAATATAATACTTTCAGTTAATAGTTCCAATGCTTCATTTAATGTCATTATTACTCCGTGCTGTTATCTTCTTGTCTATCTCGTGCAGCAAAATTAGGCGCTTTCAATTGATCGTAATCAACGCCTGTATCACCTAATACAGTTTTCTTTATTTTTTTCTTTTTAGCTACAATAGTAGATTTATGTCCTTTAATATCATTATAAATCATTTCCCTCAATGTCATAGTTTATCCTATATAATTAGAAGCTTTGCTGTCAAAAGAACCACTTCTTTTATCATTTAATTCCACACCAGAACTTTTATTCACTTTCTTAACATTTTTCTTTTTAATAATCTTAAATATTTCTCTTAAAGTCATAATTAAAATCCTTGTGCCAAGCGCGAAGGTTTATGTCCAACCCCACCGTCATTCATTTCACTATCATCATTCTGAAATGCAATATCGCCATAATCTTTATAAGTTCCTTTAATAGATCTTTTTGTTTTTAATTTATTTAAATCACCTTTGTCTTTTATTTTTTTGTCGGCATTCCTGCCACCAACGCCTTGTTTGTTTTTATCGAGGTTGAGGAATACTTCCAATGCTTCTCTAAATGTCATTTTTTTACATCCATTCTGAATTCCAATTACCTTTATCTTTTATAGTGCGATCCGCGTCGTTATAATCAACATGCATATTAGGTTCTTGATTGTATTCAAAAGGAACTTTCTTTTCAGTCTTTCCACCCTTCATTTTTTTACGTAATGATTTACTAAGTTTTGGTAATGCTAATACATCATCTGTTTTCATAGGAATTTTCTCTTTAAAGCATCATCGAATTTAGTTTTATCAAATTTATTTAAATTACCTATAACTCTATCAGAGAAATTCTTTGGATTATTCTTTCCACTTTTAATAGCATTAATAGCCATACCAACAGCATAAGAAACAGATAATACATAGACAGGTTTCAATTGCACTATAAATCTATTGAATTGATAGTCATAGGTATAGCTAAAGCAATTAGCTAATTTAGCATTAACAAACTTTTGAAAATCCTTTGGAAGTAGTGGCCCAAGCCACATTTTTTCTTTATTTTTTGTTATTAAATATTTTTTGAACTTATCAGATATATAATTGAAGAAATCATTTCTTCCTATATCAAACATTATTACTTTAGGTGGTTGAATTCTCAATTTATATTCTTGATCAAATCTTGAAATATAAGTTTTAGGTTGAATGTTTTTAGTGGCTTCGTCAAACCATTTATCAAAATTAAAATCAAATTCACAAGTAGTACTATCAAATTTTTTCAAATCCATATACTTGATGTCAAATGGATCTATATTAGCTATGATAGCTTCTTTAAGACTTTCATTATCAATTTGAGATGAACGAATTTGAACACCAGCCATTACCATTTTCATTGGTTGAATTCTAATGGTATATAATATTTTATAGCCAGTGAATGTAGAGCGAGAAAGAACAAAGTTCAATACTATATCATTTTTTTCAAGTTTTATTTTTTGATTGGCCTGATTTATAGTTGCAGTAAGCTGTGCCATTTGTGCGGCAATAAGTGGAGTCATTTGTAGAGGAGTTGGAATATTATTCATCATCTTTTACTTCTTCCTTTTCCATTGGTTCTTCAACTTCATCTGATTTTTCTTCCTTAGAAATTTTACGAGCCTCTAAGGTTTTTCTACCAAGAATTTGTCTAAGCAAATCATGATATTTTTCTACAATATCGCCATCACCTTGGTTACGCATTTTTTGAGCCAATTCTCGTGCTTGTTTTTTAATACTTTCAAGTTCAGCTTCATCTTCTAATTCTTTTGAAGCCCAATCCCTTAATTTTTCATTATAATCTTTTTCAGCTATATGTTCTTCATGACTAATTTTCATGCTTTTCATGGCTTGTAATTCAGCTTGAGTTTTGAATAATTCATCTGGGTCTTTTAACTCACTGACGGTTATTATATTGTTTATTAATCTATACTTTTTTAACCGCGCTAAATCTTCAGCTGAAATAATTGTGGCTAATTTTCTTTCAAAGCGTTTTATTTCATTTTCAATTTCGCGTTCAGCGGCTTGTAATTCCTCTGGCCTCTCATAATATTTAGGGCTTTCAAAATCTTCTTCTTTTACTTTTTGATAATAATGACTTTCATCACTTGTATATTCAGAAGGGGCTGATGGATGTTTTTGCCATATCTTATTTTCTTTATCATTGAAATCTATTGTTTTTCTCAATTCAACAAATTGTTTTGAAATAACAGCTCTTCGTTCTCTGATGTCTTTTATTAAATCATCAATAATTTTTTCATATGTTTTTACATAAACATTGCTATCAACAGTTTTTTTAAAGCTTTCACGTATAGTCCTTCTAAGCATATAAAGCGAAAAAGCTGCAGCAAAACTACCTTTTTTTTCTTTTACTTCGCCTTCTTTTTTTTCTTTATCCTTAGTGGATGTGTCTATTCCTTTTTCTCTAAGTTGTCGTTGTTTTTGAAGCATGTCTAAAACTTCAGCAGGAGACATTGAAGTTTTATCAATTCTATATTTGTTTAATGAACTATAGTTTCTTGTTAATTCTTCATGGGTTTTTTTCAATGTGTCAAGCGAATGACCACCAAAATTACTTTCGCCAACTTTATAAGAAGCATATACCTTTTCAAGAATTCCACTGTCCAGATCTTTACCAGTTGCAAGTTTGGTTTTTTCAGTTTGAAGCCTTTGAACATCAGCATCTAAATCCCTTAATTTATTTTGTAAATCTTGAGATTTATTAAAGAATTCTCCACGTCTTCCTATTTTTCTTCTACCACTTTCTAATGAAGAATTGAATTCTTCTTTATTCATTCCTGTGATATCAGTAGAAGTTAATGATTTGTTTTTACGTATTATTCTTTTAATAAGTTGATAAGGAGCCAAGACATTAACTCTGAAATGATTAATTTCAACAGCTAGTTCCTTGCCATATTTATTTATTATATCAGCCATTACTTCAACTTGTTCTGGCGTTAATTTATATAAAGAAGCATCATCGCCGGAACCTGAATTCTTGCCAGATTTGGCTCGAAGTTTTTCTTTGGCGATCAATGCATTGCCTTTCAATTCTTTTATTTTATTATTCAATTCCTTTGGTTTATTCAACACTTTAAAGATTTTTGAATTTTTAAAATTTGTAAACACTCTCTTTTTAAAACTTGCATAAGCTAACAATGGAGATATAGGAAAAAATACACCTTCTTCTATTGTTTGATCATCAACTAAAACTTTTTGCGTTTTTAAGACAGAAATTACAGTGTCGCTGAAATTTGGCATTTAATGCTCCATACTTATCTTTACTAATGTAAGAGGTTTGGAAATTATTTTTTTGGTTCTGGAGGCATAAAAGGTATTCCAAAGAATGGTTCAATATTTAATTTTTTAATCAGATCAGTAGCTAATAAAACAGTAGGGTCGATGTCAATTTCAAAATGAAGGTGAGGCCCAGTTGATTGACCAGTACTCCCCACTAAACCGATAAATTGCCCTTTTTTAACTACTTGCCCATTGTTTACCCAAACTTCTTTCATATGTCCATATAGGCTACTAATTCCATTCCCATGATTTATAATCACTAAACCACCAAATAATGGATGACCATAAAGTTTATGCCCGTTTTTATCAATACTACCGGGAGGCGCAAAAACAACACTTGCTGTGCCATCTTCAACGGCGCATACTCTTGCATTTGCTTTTTTGTCTTTTTCTATTGATAATGGGACAATGTCTATCCCTCGATGTAAACCGTCTTCCATACCTCCCATAACCGCTTTTCTATAGCCAAATGGTGATGAAACAACATAGTTTTCTTCCAAAGGGGAAATGAAATCTAAAGCGAATATATTTACAGTTATAAATATATATATTAAAATAAAAAGTTTTTTCAATTTGAGATCCTTTTTGGGAGCATTCTGCTATTTAACTTTCCAATTCAACCTCGAAACCTGCCTTCAGGTAGGTTTTTCGTCTAATAGAGGAATGTGCTTCGGTAAAACGATTCCCGATATCTTGAAAATCAATTATTAATACCTCTGTTTTACCGATGTCTTTTCTTAGTCCACGTCCAATTTTTTGAGTTGTTTGGACGAATGATTTTCCTCCCGTAGCAATAATCAATACACGAATTACATTTATTGAAACACCTTCGTTGAGGATATTAGTTGAAATTATACAAGAGATCTCGCGTTTCTCAAATTTATCTATTATATCTAAACGTTCATTATTATCATTAATACCAGATAAAAATACAGAATTGGGTATAGTGTCCCTTAAAATTTCACCATGTTCAATGTTTTTAACAAGGACTAAAGTTGGTTGATTATACTTTTTAACTAAATCGCAAATTATTTCATTTCTTTTTTTATTATACATAATACAAATAGAATTAGCAGTAGGCCAATCAATGGTTGGTTGACATTTTATATTTATGAATTTTATAATAGGTTTTACAATTACTTCATTCTCTATTAATTCAGCTACTTTTGTTTCTGCTATAATAGAACCAAAATGCTGTCTGATTGTAGCATATTTATATTTATCATTTCCTTCTGGAGTGGCTGAAAATCCAAATCTTAATGGATAAGAAGTCAAGTCAAGGAATTCTTGAAATTGTGAGGCGCTTGAATTATGAACTTCATCAATTATCAGCATTTTGTATTTATGTAAATCAGGTATTTTTTTAACTGACCCAATGGTAGATACCATATTATATTCCACTTTACATCCAGCTCCAGTGGACATTCCACATAACAAACCAGCATTATTAATACGGGAATGAATTTGTGTTGCTAATGTTATTTTATTTACTAAAATTAAAGTTGGTAGGTTAGTTGCTTTCATTAAGGCAATAAAAATTTCGCTTTTCCCTGCAGATGTCGGTAAACGGCATATACCAATATTGGTTTTTAATAAAGATTTCAATGCTTGTATTTGATGTTCAACATAAATAAATTTTGGATTAAAAAAAGAACGAAGTTCATCATAGTTCCATTCTTTTTCTTGATGCTCAAAATGTGTTCTTTGATCAGTTACTCTTGTTATAGCTACCACATTGTTCTTACAAAAAGCAGCTACTTCTTGAAGAAATCCGGAACGACAAACAAACATGTTTTTTATTTTTTTTAGAAAGCAAACTTGTTTAATTCTATTTTTATTAAATGCGCCGCCTAAAAAAACATTAGAATAATCAGCATGAGTAAGAAATGTTTTTAATTGTGTTTCTTCTTCTTTAGTAGCAAATTCCAAAGCTAGAAACTTGTCAGAGATTGTTAATACCATTTAAATCTAAATTACACTGATTGAGCTTTCTTGTCAATAGTTTTAGCCCTTGGTTTTGCCTTTCTTTTTGTATGTGTATGTTTAACTGTAGATGCAAGTCCAGCTATACCTATTATCAATCCTGAAATTTTTGAACCAATATCAAGCAGATCATTCAATCCATCTTTTATTTTTTCTACAGGAGGCTCTGGAAATTTCAATAAATTTCTTTGTGAAATAAAAGGTATTGCATTAGGCAATTTCATTTGAACTGCGGTTACACGCTTAGGCGCTGGAAATAAAGCTTTATAAGCCATTGGGCCTAAAGCTATGCCAGCTCCGATTACTATTAATCCAATAAATATAATTAGTTTATTCATAAATTTATCTTTACAAGGAGAGCGCTTCCGCTCTCCTTTTTTCACTAGGCAGTTTTTTGTTTCATCCTTTTTTTTACCTCATTTTTTTTAAATCGTTCTGGTTGCCACTCCTTGAAATAAGAATTACCATCTTTATAGCTAAACACTGGGTTTAGACTATACTTAATGAAAAAGTTGTCGTTCAACAAAAACACATTTCCTTTTTGTGTGAATACTGCCCAATTGTCCTCCGCAACATTGGCAATAAATCCCTTGACAGCTTCTTTAATTCCTTCCTTTTTCAGGGCTAGATAGACTTCGTCGTTTGTCATGGCTCCTCCAACATAATTACCTTTTTGAAAAGATGTAAAAAAAACCCTCTTAAATGAGGGTTTTATTTAGTTGAATTTAAATTCAAGTATCGCTTTCTTCATAGACAGCATAAATACTTTCGGCCTTTGTTAGAGCATAAGTTGTATCATCGTCGCCAAATGCCTTGACATCATAATCATTATAAAAAACTCTATCACCAATTTTAAAATTGATAAAGTTTTTATCAACATCTGGTCCAATCTTTTCAATAGTGGCATAGACCTTCCGCTTTTCATCAGCAGCTCTTGCATTAGGAACCAATACATTTCCTTTTAGTGTGAACATATCGGTCTCTTTAATTTCGTTGAACTTAAGTAGAACCATTTTCCCACATGGTTCAATATTAGTAATCTTGCTGCCCATAAATTGCTCCTTAATATACTATATAAGGATTAGACATCTAAATCAGCTTCCATTTGCTTTGTAATAGTAGACATATCAGCGTCTACTGGTATATCATCCAGGTCTGATGCTTGGAAGTTTTGTTTAGTCGCTTTTATTTTGGCTTCAGCTTCTTCTAATTTCTTTTGAAGTTTATTAATGATATTAGTTTCATCAGCTTCAATTATACTAATAAAATCCTTTTTAAAGAAACTTTTGTCAATTACTCCAGGAAGTGTATAATTATTACCGGATTTAACTAATACACCAAAATCTTCACACAGTTGAAATAATCCAGATAATCTTACTGGGCCAAATGCCATATCAATAAGAAAACTTATATTTCTCATTTCTGTTCCAAAGCGTGATTTATCAACTGTAGCTTTAATCAATTTCAATGAAGACCCTAAAGCTGTTTTTCTACGAGCTTTTTCGTCATCGACTTCCTTGTCTGTTTTGTCCCTGCTATTTGTTACAGCACTATCCGCAAGTAATAGCGAAAGTGATGGATTGTAAATAGCTCCTTGCCCTCCTGCTTCTACCCAAGGGTCCCATTGATTTCCTAGATTGGTATATAATTTATTAGTGAATATAAATGCTATATTTGTTCTTTCAAAAGCATTATCGAATACACCGAAAAAATTGTTTATGTCCTTTGCTCGAGAAGCCATATCACTATTATGAACTATTATATCATTTTCAATACAAAAAGATTTATTCTTATCAACTTCTATGTCATAGACATTCTCTGTATTTTCTATTTTTTTTATAGACTTTATTTTTACAGATCTATAAATGCTTTCTACAAAAATATTATCACTCATTTATTTCCTCCAAAATACTTCTTATTGTTTCATGCTCATTCTTAATAAAATCATTTTCCCAAACTACAATATATTTGCATTGTAATTTTTCTATAATATCATTTTTTCTTTTACTATCATAATCCCATATACTTTTAGCTGATATTCTTTCTCCTCTTATTGTAATAATATCTTCTGGAAGATAGATATCTGGATTGCAATGCCAATAATCACCGTTGTATTCTATTACTATATTTTTATTTTCTATAAAACCATCAACGATATAATACTTTTTATCATTTATCCAAATTCTTTTTTCATTATCTCCAAAATAAATATTTTCCGCATATTTAGACAGTTTGGTAAAAAAATCAATTTGCTGTTTTGATATATTGAACCCTGTTTTTTTGTAATTCCAGTATTTTCTTTTACTGCTATCGGGTCTCTTGCCTCCAAAAAGCTTAGCGCCATTTTTTATCATAGTTTGAAGTCGTCTTTCATACCATAGTATTTTTCTTTCTGGAGAGAAGGAAAGTATAGTTCTTATTCTATTCTCCTGTGTTTTCTTGATAATATCTGGATTTTTCATACTATTATCATAACCTGTTTTTTCTTTATATTTTTTGCTATTATAAATATAAAGATTTTTATATGAACCATACTTATTTATAATAGCCATAGCACTCTTCTCTTTATTTCCTGAAAGTAAAAGATTTGTTTTTAACCCATATTTATTTATACAAGTTTTTTCTATTTTTTCTCTTACTGACTTTGAACTTTGGGCTAAAATTTGAGAGCAGGTTTTGTTACCGCAACTTAAAATTTTATAATTTTCATCTTTTTTGTCTAAAATTCTTTCTTTTATTCTCCAAAAAATTTCATATAAAGTATCTTTTTTTTCTTTTCCACAAATGGGACATAAAATGATAACCATATTATTTTCTATATCAATATCTATCACATTACTAATTGTTTCCTCTATTACTCTTGCTTTTTCTTCTCTTGAATACTTTGTAACCATTATCTTTTGCTCCTTACTTGTTTTATCTTTACGCAAGGAGCAAAAGATATTATATGTTTATTTTTTGTATCTCATCTGTTAATAACAGTTTCCCAGCTGGCATCCATTGTGTTATCCCATCTCTTTTTATCAACAATGGATGATTTGGTGTAAGCTTAATTTTATCACCTTCTTCAGTTTCTATCTCCAACAACTCTGGCTTTTCTTCTTTGGTAATTATTTTTGTTTCTATAACTTTTTCTGATGTTCCAAGATGAGTTAAAACTATATCACCAGAAGAAATATTTTTTATTTCTTTGAAAGAACCGTCAGACATTATAACTTTTGTCTCTCCTGGTAAACATCCTCCAGCAATTTCTCTTACGGATTTCATATTGGCTAAACTATCTAACATAATAACGATATTTGTTTTTATTCCTTTAAATTCTATGGCATTTATAAATCTTCTAATAAACCTTGTAGCTCCTTCTATATATCTATAATCATCACTGTCGGCTTTTACAGGAAATTTGCTATCAGGAACTTCTTCAACTTCTCCATTACTTTTTTTTATTTTATATGAAGCAAAAGAAGCATATTGGGAAATTCTAATTTTATTCAATGGAGCTTGGGCAAACTCAAAAAGCTCTGCAGAAAGGCCTCCCCCTTCACTACCTATTGCTACTATTTTATCTATTTTTGGATCTTTAGCAAGGGAGGCAAGCAATAATGACTTTCCAGTAGAATTTAATCCTTTTACTGATGTTATTCTACCAGCAGGAACTCCGCTATGAATATCTTTTGAAGATATATAATTAAGAGAATAAATACCCCAACTATACCAGAGCTTTACTTTGGTATCAACTTTGGATAAATCAGTAAGATTTCCAAATTGTTCATCTATTACATCATCCAGATCAGAAGTTGGTCTGGTTCCTATTTCAATTGTTTTTTTTGCCATTATTTATCTCCTGTAAAGTTAATTAAAAGAATTAGTAGGGCTGGTACAGCCCGAATTTAAGCCCGCCGAGAATACAACCTATACTTACACTGGAAGTAAGCAAGTTAGTTCAATGAAACGGGAAGCTGCAAAATCTTTAGTTTCGCAGTAGTTCACCCTTTAAAGACAACAAGAGCCAGTCATAAATATGACTGGCTCTTATTTAATCACAAACCAAATTCACTAAGCAAATCATCCATTTCTGAACTTTCTGTAGTAGTCTCTGGTTCCTCAACAGCAGGAGAAGATTTAGCAATTGGCTTTGGCTTCTCACTTTCTTCTTTAGGTTGGCTTTTTTTGCCATCACCACTCAAGTATTCTTTTAAAGAATTTTTAATTGCTTCAATTGATACAAATTCAACCAATTGAGAGAAATTCATTTTCTTTAAATTTACCACCATTTCTTTCAATTCTTCAATAGTTTTAAAAGCTGGTGTTACATTGGCTGATGGAGTTGAAGTATCATAATTACTTCTTCGACCAGTCCCTGTCTTCACAAGGTTGAAATCCCTTCCATCTTTCAAATCACAAATGTTGCCAAAATCTGTCTCAGTAAGAATGTGATAAAGAGTTCCAAATAGTTTCTTGCCACTCTCAAAAAATTCAGGTTCCTTTTCATTCGCCTTGCCTCGAACTATAACCCTGTAAACATATCTATCCTTTGCGGATAAATCGTATGCAAGATCAAAATCATCACTGCCTTTTTCACTGGTAGCAAAAAGCTTCCTAGAAAAAGTGCAAACAGGACAATCCTCAGCTTCGTGAACATTTCCTTCTTTGTCTGTAAGTGTTTGTTTTAGACATTCGTATGAACGTCCATTGATCCAATGCACCTTATGATGCAAATAGAAAATTTTTTCACCGTTCTCTTTGACATGCGGTAAAAGGCGTATCGGAAAATTTCCTTCTTTGTCTGAAGGTGGACCCCAGAACTTTTTGTTGCCTTGTTTGTCACGAACCATTTGTTTCTTCATTTCTTCAAAATCATTGTCTTTCTCTGTCATACTGTGCTCCTTTTTGCCGCGTTTGGTCATTGCCTGTAAAGGGCATTTGGACTAACTGGGCTTATATGCTTCTTTTATTATAACTCTATTGTAAAATCTTGTCAAGTGTTTTTAGCTTCATCAATCAATTGACAAATCCAGCAATCATCTTCTTCTTGATGAAGTTTCCAACTCATGTTATCATCACCAAAATCTTGTTCGTGTATTTCAGTCAAAGCGGCTAAAAGCCTTTTGGTCAGATCTTTATTTTCCTTCATGAATACCTCTCAACCAAAGTATAGTGGATTTAAGTGAATTTGTCAAGTTATTAACTGTCCTTCATTCCATAATAAGCACCCTTTTTCAAATTATCAATCGCCCATAATGGCTGTAAGTTAGTATAATGGAAACATTGTTTCTGTTCCGCTTCATTTTCCATTCATCCCATTAATATATATATGTTATATTTATTTCTTGTAAAGATAAAATAAATCTTTGGAGGTATATCTTGATCAAAGCTTATATATGTGTTGAACTAAATAACGGAACTATTATAAAATATGTTCGTGATAAATTAGTGGATAGCAGCGGTGGCGCTCTTCAAACAATAAAAATAAATAGTGGCGGAACTGGTTATTTAACCTCTGATATCAATACTCTATTCACCATTGGTGGTAGTTTAGGCAAAGGTGCCATCACCGCTGTTGTTAATGGCGTAGTAACCAAAGTCGCTTTAATAGAACCTTACTCTGGTTATTCAGCTGCAACAGCCGCCGCTACTTCTGGTGGTTCAGGTTCTGGCCTTACCCTGGATACCACCATTGTACCTAGTGCTGGTAGTTTAGCTACACTAACTGTAGTGTCTGGTGGAGCTAGCTATACCTCATCTAGTATTCTTTCTTTAAATACAAGCACAAATACTGGTATAGGGGCACATCTTACAACAACTGATACAGGAGCTTTAACTACAGGCAATACTGTTATAACTTCTTCTGGGACTGGTTATACAGTTGGTAGTGTTTATTCAGTAACCTCTATATCTGGTCCTGGTAGTGGAGCTACAGTAAAAGTGGCGACCGTAGTTAATGGGATAGGAGTTCCTCGCAGGTATTATTGTTACGATGGAGTGACGCATGTATTAAATACTGAATTAGGTGCGTCAGGGCAAATATTAGCTGATTATAATACAATCACTGGTATTATAACTACAGGTACTGCTAAGATTATTACTTTCCCTGATAGTTATACTTATGCTGCTGGTACTTATGATACATTAAATACTAATCAGCCATTACAGCGTGGTTTGTTTGATTTTAATTATATTCCATTAGCTGCGGTATCTAGAGTTTTCATCAGCCAAGAATGGTTTGACGCTACAGGCACTGGAATATTATTCTGTCCATGTGATACTACTTATACAGGTAATTCAGGAATTACGTATAATACGTTTAGTTAAATAAAAACAGGGAGTTTAAACTCCCTGTTTTTTCATGGTTTTCTTGGTGCAACCATACCAATTGGTTTTGGTTCTTCTCTAGAATTCTGTTGGCTATTTCCTGTTGCTGCAGCATTGGCCATATCCGCTTCATCTTTGTGATGAGCATTTATCAATTTTAAATACTCGTAATATTCATCAAGTGGCATTTGATTTATATCAGCCAAACTAAATCCCCACTTTATCATATAAAGTTTATTAATTCGTATGTTATGTATATGTTCATCATTAAAAGCGAAAGAAATCAATTCCTACCGGGATGGTTCCAGAATAATCTGCCTCACAATAGGGGCATTTTATGCCGTCGAGTTTATCTATCCCTGTATCAAGCTTTGTAGCCTTTGTAAGGACAGCCCTATCTTCACCTGGAATGCTTTCATAGAATTCTTCAAAATCATTGGGATTTATTGCTTTTCCTTTATTGTCAGTTATACCCAAGGTAGTGACAATTAAATTATCAACCCTAGTTTTATCATAATCACCAGTTGATTTCTTTCTATTGTTGGAGATCTTAAATAAATCCTCACTGTGTCTAAGTCTAGGATATATCAGCTTGACAGTATATCCAGAGCGAGGGAGTTTTAAAACTAAAGGTTCTATTACATCCTCAGGGATTTCTTCAAACTTCAATTTAGAAATATCAATAACATGTTCAAATTCATGTTCACATATTGCATTGGTACATTTAATGGTGAAGGAATAATTATCTCCATAGGAAAGCTGTCTAAGCTTAAATAAAATATAATTGCTATCATAGAGTAATATTTCTCCAGCATCAATGTCTGAAGCTATACAATTTTCAAATACCATTCTTGTTGCCGAACCAGTTTTTAAAAATCTGGAAGTGGTAAGTATTTCTTCTTCTTTGACAGTCATAGGAAGCAATTTTATATGTCCACTTTTAATGTCTTCATCATCAGTGACATATAATTTTCCATGTGATGGAAGAACAATAAGTTCTGGTTCCACAAAATTGAATTTTTTTGATGATTTTGTTTTTGCAAATTGGACAAGTTCAACAGCACCAGGATCAGCCTTTCTTAAAGCATCAATGTTCTTTATAGCTGATAAGTCTATTTCAGGAGCTTGCATTTCTAATTCTTCTTGTTTGGTCATATTTTTTCCACCTATACTTATACTTATATAAGGATTGGGAAAAATGAATTTTTTTAATGTAAAGATAAATAATATGAAATTAAAACAATTGATCAGTGAAATAGCACAACTTGAATATGCTCCATCTGGCATTAGAACTAACACAAAACAAGCAACTTCCATGGAGAAATCAATCATCAATGCGGTTAGTAAAGCTTTTGCAACTAGTTCCGATTTACAACAGAAATTCAATTTAAACAAGGAACCTCCATATGATGTTGAAGTTCGAACAGTAAAGCCAAACTTTGAAATAACTTTAAATCCTGAGGATGGAAGCAAAAAATTCGTTGGTACCTATCCAATGTCTCAGGTTGCTAAATACCTAAATAATCCCAAGGGTATGGCTAATTTTCTATTACATCATTAAAAAAGATAAATAAAATGAAAATATCAACAATAATGGAAAGAATTTTTTCTGGACGAAAAGTTAAATTTAGTGAAGAAGAAGTCCTTTCTGGCCCTTATAAAGGCAATAAAGTGATAGTAATTGAAAATACTGAAAGCGAACAAAAATATGTTCTATTTCGCTCAATCACAAATTTTGTTAGATTTCAACGTTGGATTGGAAAATCAGCACGAGCTGATGTAGCACCAATTCCCATGAAAAGTTTTAAAGTTAATAGTGGTACACTTCAAGCAGTGAGAATTTCCACTGTAGTTGAATTGGATAAAGTAAAACATGATAACAATTCTGATTCTGAAATGGATTGGGATTATGATCCAGAAGAACAACCTGATATGCGTCAGGGACGTGCTGGTACTGAATAAAGGAGATTTTATGAGTAATTTAACAGATTGGAAAAAAATGATAATGAGTAGATATCCAAAGGCTAAAATAAGACATGATGAAGATACTTTGAAATATAAGGCTTATTTAAATGATAAAGTTATAGCTACTTATAATTTTAGTAAAAAAGATAATTTACCACTTATCAAACCAAGTTTGAAAGAAGACATCAGTAGAAATGCTGGTGTTAAATATATAGCTGAGTGTGTTAAAATAAAAGAAATGGAAGCTATGAGTAAAGCTTATTCTGTTTTTGCTAATTTTGCCAGAGATTTAGCCAGTTTAAAATCGATATATCAACCTGTTCAAAGTGGCTTGCCCATGTATTCTATGATGGGTGGTGATAGAGATAAACTTTCTAGTGAAGATCAAGAAGTTATCAGAAAGAAACTTTATGGTTTTTCAATCAATCGTTTGGAAATGATAAAAGATATAATTGAAGATACTTTAGGTAAAAAAGAAGACGATGATGATGAAAGTGAAGGCGTTAAAGTTGTTATTTCAAGATCTGAATAAAGGACTAAAATGAATATTCAAGAAGTTTTAAAAATAAAAACAGATGATGAATTATTGGCTGAAAGTGGCATACGCCTTCCAAAAGGAACAAAAGCCGCTAAAATAACATGTCATTCGGACATGGATGGTTTTTTCTCTGGTTTATTAGCGTATCATCAACTTCAAAAACAAGGAATAAATGCCAATAATATTACTGTTTCATTTATTCAATATGGCGGTGAAGAAGAAGATACTGTTAAACAAGTATCCACTCGCAACAAACAAGCTTCAATTGTTGTGGACTTTGCAGCACTGCCACAATCAAATCTTTACGACATAGTTAATAAAGCATCCAATTATAAAATAAGTGAGGAAAGCTTTATTAAATTTCTTCAAACAGTTTCAAAGGGAAATCTTAATAACAAAGAAGCGTATAAAACTTATGTTAGAAAAGCTTTGAAAAATGATGTCAGTGATGAAGATTTAGAAAAAATGCATCGTGCTTTGAAAATGTTCGATTTTAAAAAAGCCAAGGAGCCATTTAATAAAGAAGATTATGATGTCAGCTTAACAAAGCCTGATTTTATTTCGGACCATCATCAAGACACAAAAGGTAGTTTAACCAAAGGAAAATCAGGGACAATCGCAGCGAAAGATAAAGAAGGTCATGCATTTAAATCAGATAGTGAACATATATCAGTTTCGTATGCACCAAATCTAGCCGATTATTCTTCCATTAAAGCTGTTACTAATATTGATAGTGCTAAATACTCTGATATACAAAACACAATTGATTTACCAAAAGATTTCAAAGCGAAAGGAAGAATGGAAAGATTAGCTATATTAGTTAACACTCTATTAAGTGATGTAATAAAAAGAAATAAAACTTTAACTGTTGAAATAATGAAAGCAAGCAGCCCATCTTTAGTTAATGTTTATAATAATATTCTTAAAATGGGTAAGTTTAATGATCAACAGGTTGATATCTATGAAGAAATGACAAAGAGTAGTCCTGATTGGAATAAAATATCAAGTTTGCGTTCTGGTATGCCTAAATCAATGGCCAAAGAAACCACTGTAAAGGATTTAAAAGGATTAAAAAAATTAAATACTATTGATGATTGGCGAGAAAAAGGCAAAGAAGATGTAGCTAAAGCTAAATCTGGTTATTGGACCAAAGAAAATGAAGACGAATTAGAAAAAACAAAAAATGATAAATCCGATACTCATTTAGATGCAGAACAAGAAAGAACATCAAAAACCAAATTAGCTGCTATTGATAATATCAAGAAAAAAATAGCTAAAATGGATGAATTTAAAAACAAAGGCAAAGAAGAAGATTATAATTATTCCGGCGACTCTCATATTAAAACATCTAAAAAAATGTTTGATACCGTTTATAAAAATGAAAAAGAACACCTTGAAAAACTTGAAAAAGATTATGTTAAAATGTTCCCTTCCAATAAAGAAAAACTAGATAATCTGAAAGACAAAAAGGAAAATTCAAAAAGTCAGTTTACCACTGTTGGTAATGTAATGCGTCAAGATGCAACATCCACTCGTGATTATCCCACACGTTTTATGGGCTCTATGCTCAATAAAAGCGGAATTCGTTATCCATTCCATTTAAAACGTTTCTCTACTTTCATGCAAATTGCCATTAATCCTGATGCTTCAGATGAAATAAGAAAAAATGCCGATCTCGGAAAAATATCTGATGAAATATTGGATAAAATTAAAGCAAAATTTGGCACCATGTATAATAATTGGGCTTTCGAAATAATAAAAAAAGAAAGTGGTGGACACTCTGGTATTACCAATGTAGCTGGTTTAGGAACTCTAGGTTTAATGCCAAAGAAAGACCGCGAACGTTATACTGAACTAGACGCTTTAAACAAAAGAGGACTTGCTGTTGGAACTTCATTGGCTAAAATAGCTAAAAAGAACTTAAAAAATGGCAAAACTACTTTATCCCAAGAATATAAAAGCTTGAAAGATAAACGCGAATTTTCCGCTAAAGCACGAACTGAGATAATGGACGAAATAGAGAAAATGTTCTATGAAGAATTAGCGAAGCACAAGGGATTGATTACTACTAAACAACCAAATAAAGAACGGTTTGATCTTAATGCAAGATCACATGCATCTTCAGATTCTGAAGCAGTTGAAGAAAGTTTAAATAATATAATTAAAGATTTATTGGTTCAAGAAAGACTTGTTGCTACAAGAAAGAGAATGAGAATGCCCTAATTGTGGTAGAAAGCACAATAGAGATCACAATGCTGGCATTAACCTAAGAAATTATGGTTTAAAAGAATTAGGGTTGGGACAACCCGATATTAAGCCTGTGGAGAAAACTACCGCTGATAATGAAGAAAGTAGTTATCAAGTAGCTTCGATGAAGCAGGAAGCCCCTCGGTCTTTAGCCGAGGAGTAGTTCACTGTTATAACATATATACTGAGTGATATATTTTATAGAAAATGCAGATGAACATATCAAAATAGGGAGCACTAATAATTTGCAACAAAGGATTACCAATCTACAAACTGGTAATCCTTTTGATTTAAAAGTGTTATATACAATTGATATACCAGAAGAAGAAAATTTGACTTTTGAAAACCATATACATTCCATCTGTATCAACTACTTGATAAGTGGCGAGTGGTATAAAAAAAATGTTCTTGAATTTCTTCAAAAACATCCTTATTATAAACAAAACATGAAAGTCTTCACCCCTGCAATAACGCCTTAACAACTCCATTTTTATTAATTCGTATTGCTCCATTGTGATCATCTGTCGCTGGTTTAGTTGGAATGCCAATAATTGTTCCATCTACATTTATTCTAAGATCATCATCTTGTGGTGGTATCCGGTGAACTAGTTTGGCTCCATTATAAAAATAGACAATAGATGTATTGCTTAATATAGAATCAGTGTCCCTGGCATTTGCTGGTTCAAAAACAGTCCCAACAACTATTCTAGTTCCATCCCACGATTGTGAACTATAACTATATGCTGGTTCCAACATATTGACATTAAATATAGCTTTAGTTGAACTATTATCCGTAGCACTAGCTAGTTCAAAAACATTGGTAAAGAATATAGCTGATAAATTTAAACTGTCAACCGCCAACGAACTTTCATTAATAGAGGCAGACCATACTGTAGAACCATCAGTTGATTGCGAAGAACCCGCATTAGCTGTTTCAACAATACTAGTTTTAAGCCTTGCTTTACCTACGTCCCCATCCTGCGCATTAGCACTCTCAGTTATGGATAGATGATAAGTGGCAGTAGCAGTAACTAAATCCTGCGCATCTACACTTTCTATAACATTTGTTCCAAACTCAATTTGTTCATCTTGTGCATCAGCAGCTTCTGTAATAGAAGCTTTATAAATTACCATAACCAGTTCGTTACTATTAGCAGTAGAAGTTTCATTTGCTACAACACCTATTAAAACGCTACCTGTTTCAATTGATGTAGCAGTTGACAAATTTTCACTTACTATAACATTGGCTGTTTTAGTGTTAGAAATTGTATCAATAGCAGTTGATGTATTCTCACTAACTGTTGTGTTAGCCAATATTATATTAGAAACAGTATCAGAAGCTGTTGATAAATTCTCACTTAATGAACTAATAGCTGTTATTTTATTTGAAATCGTATCAGAAGCTGTCGATAAATTCTCATTTAATGTAGAATTAGTCACCACCATATTAGAAATGGTATCGCTAGCAGTTGATAAATTTTCATTAACAGTTAATACACTTACATTTGATGCACTTATAGTATCACTAGCTGTTGATAAATTCTCGTTTAATGTGTTATTAGTTATTATTGTATTAGAGACAGTGTCAATAGCTGTAGATAAATTTTCAGCTATTGTTACAGCAATATTTCCTGATGTCGAAGCATTGATAGTATCGCTAGCAGTAGATAGATTTTCGGCTACTGTCGCATTAGCTAGTAGTGTATTAGAAATAGTATCAATAACAGTAGATGTATTTTCAGCTACTGTTGCATTAGCAGTTATTTTGTTAGAAATTGTATCGCTAGCAGTTGATAGATTTTCAGCTATCGTGACATTAGCTGCCATCGTATTAGAAATAGTATCACTAGCTGTAGATAGATTTTCGGTTACTGTCGCATTAGCTAGTAGTGTATTAGAAATGGTATCAATAACAGTAGATGTATTTTCAGCTATAGTTGTATTAGCCGTTATTTTGTTAGAAATTGTATCACTGGCAGCTGACAAATTCTCACTTACTGTCAAAGTGCTTATATTTGATGCAGATATAGTATCAGAAGCTGTAGATAAATTTTCAGCTATAGTTACAGGAACACTACTACTGATTATATCAATGGCTGTGGATAGATTTTCAGCTAATGTGGCATTAGCTGTCAGTGTATTAGAAATGGTATCAATAACAGTAGATGTATTTTCAGCTATAGTTACAGGAACAGTTCCAGAAGTAGAGGCACTAGAAGTATCAATGGCTGTGGATAGATTTTCAGCTACCGTAACTGGCCAGGTTATCGGCCCTGCAGAAGTATCGAATGCATCAAACAGTATTCGTGACATTCAATACCCCTAGAAGTTGACTAATGCGTAGGTGTCTCCATCCGCTGGTGTTCCTGTATATCCATTAGTAAAACTTAATCTATAACTAGTTCCATTATAAGCAGTCACTTTCTTTACTTGATTTATTAAATTTCCACTCAAGAATATGCATAGTGCATCCTTCCAATAATCAGCAGTTCCATCAGTTTGACTTGCCTTGAACTGTGTTGCAGAGTTCCCTGCATCAGTTTGAACTGTACCTATGGTTCTATCAGGGATTTCTTGATAGCAATTTCCCCATTGATAGCGTTCTTGTGCGGATACACCAGAATCACCTGTTATCAAATATACATAAGCAACACCATATACAAATGTAGTGAAGTTATATTTGTATATGGATGAAGCAACATTAACCATTGATGCACTTGATACTATAAGTGAATTGTCACTTACTCTCCATATACTTATCGTAGGTGTATATGAAGAGTAAGGCACACCACCATTTGTCATAAACGCTGAAATTATAATCGCCACAATTTAATCCTTACCAACCAGACCAGAATGCCAATGTTCTCCAGAACTCAGCGCCAGTATGTCTCATTATATAAAGATAATCCAGACCATCTGCTGTAGTTACTAATTCCATTCTGTTGCCAGCTAAACCTATACCATGAGCGTACGGAGTAATTGAGCTTCCTTGAACCATTCCAGTTCCTAGATCCAGATACTGAACCCTACCAGTGGCACCTACAGTGAAGTATAACTTATCCGCTCCATCATAGGCATACATTGATCCTAATACCAAGTTTTCTGTCTGTGGTGTGTAAAGCGTCTGCATGTCCCATGTGTTAGTAACAATGTCGTAAATATCAAAATAAGGGCTATTGCCTCTAGCCGCAATGAAATACCTTCCCTTTTGTAGTCTAGAGGGGCTATACGCCCACTGAAGAGTGAGGTTTGTAGCTGTCAAAGGTCTTGATACAACTGAGTAAATCATATCTACAGCAGAAGCTACACCTAAGGTGGCTGGAACTATCTGTGTTGCTGTATTAGATGTAATAGAATACTCTAATCCCTGATTTACTCCCGTCATAATCTTTATATACTTTCCAGCTAAACAGTTTACCTGCCAGTTTTTGGTAGTATCGTTTATAGCTGTAGTAGTACCCGCAGAGGTGCAAATACCAAAAGTATCCATTATGATATACTTTGTAGTAACATCGGTATTAACTGCGCCTTGAGTTGCACCCATTGTAAGTGTGTTATTTGTGTTGGCTGATATAGTTGATTCTGTCCCTAATCCCGCACCAGAGATAATTCTAACTTTATAAGCTGCCCACTGGTTTAATTCCCAGTTCTTGGTTGAATCTATTAAAGTTGTAGATGTACCCGTACCTGATGCATATCCAGTGCCATTTTTAGTTGTAATCTTATATTGTTCTTCCCTTCCAAAAGCTTCAGGGCTATAAATTACATATCTAGATATACCATTACCACCAGCAGAAGTCAATGCCGTTGCAAGTGTTAATGAAGTAGCGTCATTAGAAGCAATTCTAACCATCGCCGCTGCCGAAGCAGTATAAATACCGGGATTGGTAGGTGTATGCATTATCATTACGCACTTGCCTTGATGCTCATTTGTTGCCCAGTTCTGTGTTGAATCTACTATTAATGATGCAGTTTGCGCTGTATATAAGGCATTTATAGAAGAAGAGGCATTACCAGTAACATGAAATACTGTTAGTGAGCTTACGCATAAAACAGTAAAGTTACCATTCCAGTAAGTACCAGCAGAAGTATCACCAGCAAGAAGCAAAGGATCACTAATACCAAAGTTATGATTTATTACTGATGTAACTAAACCAACCTTACCTACAACTATATTAAGAATTAAGCCTGATCCAATGGCCGTTGTTACAGCAGAAGTTCCTGTAGTGCCAGTATTACCAGCATGAACAAGCTCTATAGAAGTTACAGCACCAGCAGAACTAACCCCAGTAATTCTTATTTGGGCACCAGTAACGTTGGTCATACCAGTAGATAAAGTTCCTACTGAAGCTCTGGTAAATCCAGTACCTCCAGCATTGATTGTAGGTGCCGCATTAATTCCTGCCACAACATAAGTAATAGAAGTTAACCCTATCGCTTCTTGTGTTCCCATAGCAGAGGCAGGTAACTTTAATTGGGCTGAACCTATGCGGGTAACACCCCAGTCCCATTGCGCCCCTGGTGCCCAAATATCATTCTCAATGGAGTATTGTAACATTGATGCTCTACCTGATCCTGATAAGTAGATCTTGTCTGTATCCCCCATAATCTGATAGGTATCGGTTAAACCAGGAGTGACATCAAAAGCTCTTTGTACGTATATAACGGTTGTAGAATTACCTACAATCCTTCTTCTTTGTCCCATGGCGGTACCAGAAGTTATTCTTAATTGATATCCTGTCCACTGATCAACAGCCCATCCAGAAGCGGCAGTATCAGTAAAGCTACGTGCTGTATTAGACCCCCCATTGGTAGCGGCTACAGGACCGTAGAATTGTCCCCCAACCTCACCAGTACGTTCGATGCACCAATCTGTAGCCAAAGCCACACCTTGAGCATTCATCATTACTGTCTTTGGTAGCCATGTATCAGAATGAATATCATAATAATTCATTACACACCAACCAGGGGTGGCAGCTGTAGATACATACCAAACACCACCAGACATAAATGCATACGTTGAAGTATTATCTGGGTTTGGGGACCAGTTGGAGTTTACCGTGATAGTTGAAGACTCAATTTGATACATTGAGTTAGCGGCAGGGGTTACAGTAAATAGAGCATTGTTAAATGGCTCTATTGGTTGATGATTGTTTGAGGATACATATAAAGTAGTACCATCATTGTACATAATCTTTCTTACTTGAGACAAACCTGCACCATAGGTGATTCTAACCTGATACCCTCTCCACTGGTTTATCTTCCATAATGGCATTGTGGTTCCACGTAAGTTATCGACTACAGTTGCTGTTGAACCTGATGAAGCTACACCAAAATCTTCAATAACAAGTTGATCTATGGCTGTTACAGTTTTCTCTTGACCTGCACCTGTACCTGTCATAATACGAATTGTAATTGCAGAATTATCTGTCTTTTCTAATAGAATACCATTTTTTAATCCAGCTATTTTAAGCTTGTTGTTTGCAGGAGCAGATATTACATGTCCTCTATACCCACCATACATTGAATACTTCAATGCGGCTGAAGTACCAGCAGCATTCAATGGAGCCGCTAGAGCTTGCCATCCATCTGTCCATATATCATATCTCCAGAATGTAGTAGTAGTCAAATAATAAATATATCTACCAGTACCATCATCAGATGTACACATAGCAGAGCCAGCTATTGTTGAGACTGGATTAAAGCGACACCATTCCCAAACTGGGCGGTCCACTATCTTTTGAAGTTTTGAAACTAAACTCGTGATATTTCTCCTTTAACTTTCCTATGTGCAGTATAATGACATGATAAACATAATGTAATACCATTATTCATATCACATCGTAACTCAGGAAAATCATTCCATTGCTTTATATGGTGGGAATTCAATTTTCCACCTACTTGTCCACACTCTTGACAAGTATAATTATCTCTTTTATGCTCTCATCGAATTAATAAAATCTGAAACTTTCTGTTGACATGGAATACATATATCAGGAATTACATTTTCTGTATTATCAGAAGCTCTAACAACTAAAGATCCTGGGGGTGGATATAAATCATACTCAACCTTGCATACGTCACAAATAAATTTATCTACGTTGATACGTGCCATATTTATCCTCCCTGTTATCTTTACTAATAACGGGCAGAAAGCCACACGGTCTTTAGCCGTGTGGATGAATGCCTTCATATATAAGCATTAGTAATTTTAACATCCTGTAAAGGTAATTATATGGGAATTATTCATAAAGCATTGAAAATTAGAATTTATCCTAATAAAGAGCAAGAAATAGCAATTAAAAAAACTATTGGATGCGCTCGCTTTATCTATAATCATATGCTGGCAGAACGAATAGAAGCATACCAGAAGTTAAAAAATAAAACAAAAGAATTATTTGAATATAAATATAAAACTGAAGCTCAATATAAAAAAGAATTTGACTTTCTAAAAGAAGCTGATAGTCAAGGGCTTCAACAATCAAAAAATGATTTATCAGTGGCTTATCAAAATTTCTTTAGAAGCTTATCGGGTAAGCGAAAAGGAACTTCTGGCTTTCCTAAGTTTCATAAAAAAGGTAGAAAAGATAGCTATAGAACAAATATTACCAATAACAATATACAAATTGATTATCCAACACAAAAAGTTAGATTACCTAAATTTGGTTGGATGAGCTATCGTGATTGTAGAAATTATTCTGGCAAAATGAAATCAGCTACTATTAGTAGAACTAAAACTGGTAAGTATTTTGTTTCTTTATTATTCGAACAAGAATTAGAACTACAAGGAATTGAATTAACATCGAACCTGAAAACCAAGGGTTTGGATATGTCAATGTCAAATTTTTTTGTAGATGATCAGGGCAACTCTCCAGCTTATGAACGATTGTTTAGAACTAATGAATTAAAAATTGCTGAATTACAAAGGAAAGTTAGTAAGAAAAAACTTGGTTCAAACAAGCGCAAAAAAGTACAGCATAGAGTTAATGTAGTATATGAAACTATTGCCAATAAACGTAAAGATTTCACCCATAAACTATCTACAAAATTAGTTAAAGAATACGATGTAATTGTAGTAGAGAATTTAAACCTTAAAGCAATGGCTCAATGTTTGAATTTAGGTAAATCAGTGAACGATTTGGGCTATGGAATGTTTCTACAGCAACTACAATACAAAACTTTATGGAACAATAAGATTTTAATTGAAGCTGATAAATGGTTTGCTTCAAGTAAAACTTGTAGTAAATGTGGTTTTAAACATTCAAAACTTCAGTTACAAGACAGGATATTCAACTGCCCATCTTGTGGATTTGAAATTGATAGGGACACCAATGCCGGTATCAATTTAAAGAATTATGGAATAAAAGAATTAATAGGGCTGGTACAGCCCGAATTTAAGCCCGCCGAGAATACAACCTATACTTACACTGGAAGTAAGCAAGTTAGTTCAATGAAACGGGA